GATCGCGCGCGTCGATGGGGTCTACGTGCGGCCCGAGTGGCGCAGCGGTACCGACGCCGGCCGGGCCCTGCTCAAGCACGCCATGAAGGTCTCGACTGAGGAGGGGGCGACGATGTTCTACGTCGGATCCAGGCCGCGGCACGACCTCAGCCCGCTGCTGGAGTGGATGGGCTTCGGGATGGTCGAGGTCCAGTACGCGCGTCAGCTCCACCCTCGGACGGAGATCTGACGTGGCTGCCGCTGGAGCAGGCGAGGTTGCACTGGTCGCCCTGGCAGCCGCCTCGACGGCGTACTCCATGAGCCAGTCGAAGAAGAGCCCGAGCCAGCCAGCCCAGCCAGCGGCACCGGCCAGTGCGACCGGCGGCGAGGTCGACGTCGCCACGCAGACCAAGATCGCAGAGCAGCAATCGCAATCGGTGGCCGGCACCAGCAACAGCCGCAATCCCGGCGAGGGCGGCGGCATCTCGAACGATCCTCTCGCACCACGCAAGACCTTACTCGGCTCGTAGGAGAACCCATGGCGAACGTCAACCTCAAGCCGCACGTCGAGGAGCCGCTGGCCCCGTACACGTCGATGGTCGCGGTCACACCCAGTGACACGACACCGCTGGGCTTTGCGACCAGGGGCATCCTCGTCACGGGAGCAGGAACCATCCAGGTCGTCATCGGTGGCGCGTCCGTGCAGATCCCAGCCGTCACCGCGACAGCCGGCACCATCCTGCCGTTCTCGGTGACCCAGGTTAAGGCGACCGGCACGTCCGCAACTGGGCTGTTCGCGCTGAACTGAAATGCGAGTAGCGACCTCACCATTCGAGCAGATCCTGCTGGGGCCGCAGAGCGACATCCAGCTCCGGACCTACTACGAATCGCTGCGGTCGTACATGCAGACCGAGCAGTCGTCCTGGCTGCCCCACTGGTCCCAACTCGCCCGGTTCAACCTCCCGCGCTCGTCCCGGTTCAACCCGATCAACCAGCCGGATCAGGGCCAGCGCAAGGACTACGACATCGTCGACAACTGCGCCACGCTGGCGCTGCGGACGTGCTCGGCCGGCATGATGGGCGGCATGTCCAGCCCGTCGCGCGAATGGTTCAAGGTCCAGCCCGAGGACGACGAACTGCGGGAACTGTCCGAGGTCCAGGACTACTGCGAGCACGGCGCCGACCAGGTGCGCAACGCCTTCCTGAAATCGAACGTGTACCCCACGCTGGTCAACGCCTACCGCGACATGGCGCTCTACGGCACGCAGGCATTCTCGGTCGTCGAGGACCGCGAAGACGACATCCGCTGCTTCCCGTACCCGATCGGCAGCTACATGGTCGCCGGCGACTCGGCGCTGCGCATCACGCTGATCCTGCGCATCGTGAACATGACCGCGGCGCAGATCGTCGCCGACTACCCGCGCGAGAACATCTCCAGCCAAGTCCTGTCCTACTTCGATTCGCCGTCGGGCGGCCAGAAAGAGACCTGGTGGCCCGTCGTTCAGGTGATCCACCCGAACACCTACTACGGCTCGCTGGCGCACAAGTTCAAGCGCTGGGTCAGCGTCCACTACGAGCTGAACACCTACGCCGTCGAGAAGGGCGAGGGCAAGCTGCTGCGCCGCTCGGGATTCAACGAGAACCCGATCATCTGCAGCCGCTGGGACATCACCGGCGAGAACTTCTACGGCAATTCCCCGGGCATGGATTGCCTGGGCGACGTGATGGGGCTGCAGCTGCTCCAGAAGCGCAAGAGCGAGGCCGTCGACAAGATGGTCAAGCCGCCGATGATCGCGTCGCCCGCGATGGCCAACCAGAAGATGAGCATCCTGCCGGGCGACATCACCTATGGCGACATGAAGGACGGCTCGATGGGCTTCAAGCCGGCGTTCGAGATGAAGTTCGACATCGAGCACGTGCTTGAGGACATCCGCGAGCATCACGATCGCATCGAGGACGCGTACTACAAGAAATTGTTCTTGATGATCAGCGAGAGCGACCGGCGCCAGGTCACCGCCGAGGAGATCAGGGCCAAGCAGGAGGAGAAGATGCTGGTGCTCGGCCCGGTGCTTGAGCGCAGCAACAACGAGCTGTTCAAGCCGTTGATCCAGCGCACGTGGAACATCCTGCGCCGGAAGGGCAAGATCCCGGCACCCCCCGAGGTCCTGCGTGGCAAGACCCCGGGCTTCCACTTCGAGTCGATCCTGGCCCAGGCTCAGCGCATGCTCAAGATCGCCTCGCTGGACCGCTGGAACAATTTCGTCAGCAGCCAGATCGCGGTCGATCCCAGCGCCGGCGACCTGATGAACCGCGATGAGATGAACCGCGAGTACGGCGAAGATCTCAGCGTTCCGCCCAAGTGCATGAACAGCGACGAGGACATCCAGAAGATCCGTGAGCAACGCATGAAGACCCAGCAGGCGCAGCAGATCGCAGCCAACGCGAAGAACCTGGCGCCGGCCGTAGCCGCCCTGGGACAGACCGCAGGAGGTGGTGCGCCTGACCTCAGCGGCATCTCCAAGGCGATCGGGCAGCCCGGATGAGCGAGAACCCCGATGATCTTCCGGAGGACACGCTGCCGACGGCTCAGGGCTTCGAGCCGCCGCAGCCCAACGCGGCCGACACCAACCAGATCGAGGTCTCGGTCCTGCAAGCCGGTCGGCGCCAGGATCAGGAGAAGCTGGATCTGACCGCGATCCTGACCAGCGTGCACGGTCGCCGCTTCGTCTACCGTCTGCTCGAAATCTGCGACATGCTCAGCATCGCCGACAGCGATCCGATCATGATCCAGCGCGCGGAGGGTCGTCGCTGGGTGGGCGCTGAGATCCTGAAAATCCTGGCCAGCCACTCGCTGGCGACCTACCCGGAGCTGCTGCTCGAACGCGCGGCACAGGCCAAGATCGATGAGCAGGAACGGCAGGTCGCGTTGCATAAACGCACCAAGGATCAAGAAAACGTTGACTAATTGAACGCCTGCGTCTAGAAATACCACCACCACACCCAGACATGCCAGACGCAACCACCATCACGCAGCCCCCGAGCATCACCACCACGGTGAAGATCGACGCACCGCGCGACACGTTGCCGCTGGCCGCCAATGATCCGTCCCGTCAGGCTGCACCCGCCACACCGCCCGCCGGCCCGACGCCGGTCGTTGCTCCGGGCGCCACCACGCTGCCAGCCGGGTCGACCGCACCTGGTGCCGATGCCGCCAAGGCCGCAGCGGACGCGGCAGCAGCGGCCAAGGCTGCGGAAGCGGCCAAGACCAAGACGCCCGATCCGGCCGTCGATCCCAACGCGCCGCCGGTGCGCAAGACCCTGATCGACGAGACCGTCACCGCGCCGCCCGAGGTCAAGAAGGCCGAAGCGCCGCCGGTCGTCGTCGATCCCAACGCGCCGAAGTACGACCTCAAGGCGCCCGAGAAGTCGCTGCTCACCGCGGACGACCTCAAGGCGATCGAGAACTACGGGCGCGAGCACAAGCTGGCCCCCGAGGTCGCCCAGCTCCTGGTCAATCGCGAGTCCAGGGTCGTCGAGCAGGTTCGCGCCGCCACCCAGGTCGAAGCGCGCGCCACGCTGAACAAGATGTACGATGACTTCGAGTCCCAGGCCGCCAAGGATCCCGACCTCGCCGGCCCCAAGTTCGCCGCCGCGAAGGCACTGGCGAACCGCGCCCTCGTCAACATGCCGCACGTGACCAAGCTGCTCAAGGGCAGCCCGTACGGCTCCGATCCAGCGGTCCTCAAGGATCTCGCCGCGATCGGCAAACTACTCCAAGAAGACAAGCCCATCGAAGGGCAATCTCACACGGCCACTGATCTCAGATCGGCCGGTGAGCGCTGGTTTGGCACGAAATGACCACTTCCTTCCTAGGAACTCACCATGGCTACTGCCCTCGCCTCTGGCGTTGATACCCTCCTCAACTGGACCAAGGGGCGCGATCCGGACGGTAAGGCTGCCGACATCATCGGCATCCTGAACCAGTCGAACGAGATCAACCAGTACATGCTCTGGGAAGAGAGCAACGGCGCGCTGATGAATCGGACCACGGTGCAGGTCCTGCTGCCGACCGTCTCCAGCCGCCAACTCGGCGCCGGCATCGCGACCTCGACCAGCCGCGTGGCACAGTTCGACGATGCGATGAGCATCCTCGACGTGTTCAACGAGGTCGACATCAAGATGGCCGAGCTCAATGGCGAGGTCGGCGCCTACCGCCTGCGCATGGCGATCCCCTACTTCGAGGCGCTCAGCCAGAAGTTCAGCGGCCTGCTGTTCTACGGCAACTCGACCCAGACCACGTCGGACTTCTACGGCCTCTCGAGCCGCTACCCGACCGTCAACAGCGCCAACGCGGCCAACGCCCAGAACGTCCTGGATGGCGGCGGGACCTCGACCGTCAACGCCTCGATGTACCTCATCGGCCTGGGCACCAAGAGCCTGACCGGCATCTTC